GACAATCGGCAACATCGCCGGCTGCTTTCTGCCGCATCGGGCAATCGCCCATCATCGGACAATCGGCCGCGGTTGGACCAGCCTTCACGTCAGCCATCGCTGGCTCCTTTAAGCAAAGATCATCTGATATTCAGGCGCCGGCTTGACCTGCCACATCACCGTCGCGGCGTTGAACAAGGCCATCACCGCATCGATCTTGGCATCTCCGGCGTTTTGCTTTGTCGCTCTAATCGCGGTTGCCGTCGGCTCGATTTTCAGATTGCCGACGCACCACGCCATCAACTCCGATCCACTATGCCGCAACGTCCCATTGAGCAGCTTGCGTTCGCAGGTCTTTATCGCGTTCATCAGCTGATAACCCTGCGGCGCGCCGATGATGTTCTTGGCTTCCGGTGTAACGCGGATCTCAGCGAGCGCGTCAACGAATTCGCCGATGCCAGCCGGATCGACTGCGACGCTCGCCAATAGGCCACGGTCCTTAATATCCGCAACGATGGCGACGATCTCCGAAATGTCGGCCAGCTCATCGTCGACAATGGTCAACTCCCTGCGCGCAGCGAAATCCTCAAGCGCCGATGCAATTGTCTGCCGCCGTTGCAGCACGCCACGATGGCACCAGGCGTGCGACCAGCACAGCCAATCCTTGGTTTCCTTGGCTCGGCCCAAAACGGCGAGCCCGAACAGATCATCTAATCCGCCGCCATCTATGCCGACGACAACGGTCTCGGACTGATCAAGCAATCGCTCGAGGTCGAGTTCTGGATCGGTCGCCCTCTCCCAGAACTCGGCACCGGCCCAATGATCCGAGCGCAGCGATAGCCCGATCTCGACGTTGAAGTGCTGCGAAGCAAATAACGCTAAGTCCCCTCTGCCTTTTCGATCGGCATCGATCAACGAGCTGCGCAAGAATTCAGCATCGACCGAGCGGCCGAGGTTCGGATTGACCAGCGGCCAATTCTTCTCATCGCGCCAGTCGCGGCTGGGCGGCAATTCATAAAGCACCGGCAGCAACGGCTTCGGCAATTTCAGCTTGCCGTCGCGAACATCGCGCGCCCGCTGCAACTCGGACTTGAAGATACCGGCCGGCGGTGCCTTCGACTGCGTCGTGATCTGGATCAGAAAGCCGTCTGGCCTCGCCGCCAGCGAACCGCGAAGCTCAGTGAAGATATCCGCCGCCTTGTATTTCTCGGCAAAGACATGGGTCTCGTCGACCAAAGTGCCCAGCGCCTTGGCACCAGTCACCACATCGACATCGGCGGCCTTGATCTGCAGCCGCGCATTCGATCGGCGATAGGTGATCGTGCGCAAATTGTCCTGAATATGAAACAGGGTCGTCAGCAGCGGATCGGCGCGGATGATGCCGCGGGCCTGGCGGAACGCGATCTGCGCCACCTCGATGGTCGGCGCCAGCAGCATGAACTCGGCCTCGGGCCGCCGGTTCATCAGAATCGCCGTCACCATGATGCCGGCCGAATACGAGCTTTTGCCGTTCTTCTTCGGCACCAGCAAAAACAATTCCTGAATGTGCCGGCGATCCGTCTGCGGATCGTAGGAGCCGAACAAAGCCTCGACGATGTCGAAGATCCAATCAGCCCCGACATCGCGCAGCCGCGGCGTTCCGATGACGTCGGGCAACCGCAGCCGCTTGAACATGCCCAGCGCCTTCGTCGCCAAGGCGCGGTTAAGCGGCAGATCAGGAACCAGCGAGCGGCCGTGCAGGATGCGATCGGCCCAATCAGGGCAGGAGCAATCCCAGGCCGTCAAAGCAATTCGGGCCGATGGAACGGCTTGCGCCACATCGCCCGCCAGCGGCACCAACGATGGAACTTATAGATAAGCCGCACCACCATCAGTGCACCAGTTCATCCTGCAGATCGGCGCCCCATTCGGGATCCGTGCTCGCCGCCCTGGCGGCAATTTCCATCTGCTCCTTCTTGCCCCATTCCGGCGTCGCGGTGTCCTTCCAGCCGGCGCGGCACTTGAGCCAAAAGATCGCCGCGGTAATGGCCTGCGGTCCGTCGCTGGTCGCCTTCTTGAACAGAAATTGCGCGACCGCGGTGTTGGCGCGGATATGAGCGGTGTCAAGTTCCTGTTGATAGTATTTCCGCAGCGTCTTGACGCCGATGCCCAGCACTCTGGAAATCGCCAGCTCCGGCACGCCATAGCCGGCCATCGCATCGACTTGCTTGCGCGTCGCCTCGGTCGGCGAATAGGGAGGTCTTCCGGTCATGCGGCCTTTTTCTTTCTCTGCTTTGCGATCTGCTCAAACGTCTTGCCGCCGAGCTTCGCCTTCTCGCCGGTGAAGTTCTGCCAGCGCATAATGGCGACGTCGACATAAGCTGGATCGATCTCGATGGCGCAGCATTTGCGGGCGGTCATTTCGGCGGCGATTATACCGCTGCCTGAGCCGCAAAATGGGTCGAGAATTAAGTCCCCCGGCTCGAAGCTCAATCTGCCGATGAGCCATTCCCATAGCTTTATAGGCTTCGGGCAGGGATGATTTATGTCAGCCGCGTTCGCCGGCACGTTCAAATCTACCGCATCCGGCTTAGCACCGCGCCCCCCTGCAAGCGATGGATCCTTCCCATAGCAAACGAACGGCTGCCAGCAATTAAACCCCCAAGGCGACCGATGCGGCCCGCCTGCATAAAACCAGCAAATCACCCATGACGGTTCTGGATAAAGCCATTGCCGAGTCACGCCTGGAGAGAAGACCACAACACTAGAAAGCTCTATTGCGATAGGTAGCCATTTTTTGGCCAACTCGGAAACAGCCTCCTTTGTGTCGTCAAATTTGGAATAGGACAAGCCTATGCCATAGGGAGGATCTGTTAGGCAAACCTTGGCCTTTGTCCCTTTAAGGACGCGCTCAACATCGGTTTGCTCAGTGGCGTCGCCGCATAAAAGCAAATGCCGCCCCAAGGCCCACAAGTCGCCACGTGTAGCGACAGGATCCGCAGGCACCGCGGGCGCGTCATCCGGATCCGTCAAACCAGTGGCCAACGTGTCGCGAATGCCGGCCAATTCTGGCGGGCTGAATCCGAGCTGCCCAAGATCAAAGCCCAAACCCTCGAGCTCGGCAAACTCGGTGCGCAATAGGTTCTCATCCCATCCCGCATTCAACGCAAGTTTATTGTCAATCAGCCGGTAGGCCTGTCGCTCGGCATCGGTCCAACCCTCTGCCGTCATTACCGGAAGGTCACTCAGTCCAAGCCGCTTCGCCGCCATCACTCGGCCATGACCGGCGATAATCCCGCCATCCTCGGCCATCAGAACCGGAACGGTAAAGCCGTAGCGCTCGATGCTATCCGCAATCTGCGCCACCTGCTCGTCGCTATGCGTGCGAGCATTCTTGGCATAGGGAACCAAGCTGTCGACGGGCTTGCGCTCGACGCGGTCAGCAGGCCATTTTTTCATAATGGGCAGTAAGCCCCCAATTTGCGAAAAAACCTGCGAATGCGCTGCTGCGCGGTCATAGCTTTTTTGGATGGTAGTTCAAACCTACCCCCCCGTTCGCACGGTCAATTTTTGCTAGATGTTCGGCGCTTGCGCGAAGGCAATTGCTATCAGTGCCAGCACGCCAGCGATACCGAACGGTTCATGTCCTAACACTAACAACGCAACAGCAGCAACGATGCAGAACCAGCATCCGATTGCCTTAACGATCGTCACTGCCATGGACATCGCCATACCTCAGTGCCCTGTGGTTGTTCGTCTTCAACGTATGACATGACCCGCATAAGCATTGACCATTGCTTAGATCATGCGGATTGCCGCCATCCTTTAGCTCGATGATGTGGTCGGCAAACATTCTGCCTGTACGCTTGCCGCACCGCTCGCATTGCCAGCCGGCGCGCTTGCGTATCGCGTACGACCATTCGACATGGTCAGGCGTTCCATAGATCAGCTCGCGTTCTTTAGGCGGAAGCTGAACTGTCCGATAACCGAGCTTCGGGATTGGCGGTTTGATTAGCCTCAAGGTTCATTCCAATCGATGCATGAGGCAGGCCCGATAGTTTGGCTTCATAATTATTCAGTCGTCCCGGCCATCCCATGGCCAATGACCGTGCCAATCGCCCGATGTCCATTTGCCATCAGTGACAAAGCAAGTGCCGCACGTTCTGCATACAAATCGGCCCGTTCCATCGCTGACCAGTTTGCATCGCGGCCCATAATTGGGACATTTTTCCCTAACCCAAGCATCTGGATCAGTAGGCGATGCCAAAAAATCACCAATCGTCAAATTCATTAGACCACCGCAGCTCGTCGTCGGCGTTTGGCGTTGCCGCGTTCTATCTTGCGGATTGTTCGGTTGCGATCTTTGATAATCGCCGGATTACTCAAGTCGGCGCACGGCTTAGGGCCGTTTGCGATCCAGTATTCGGGGCTTGTAAGGAGATCGCTGACGGAATTCCACTCATCCAACGAACCAGGGCATTTTGGCGGACATTCGTGACAATGGTCAAGCAACAATTTGTGGATCTCAGGCTCGAAGCGGCTACCGATGGTATTGGCGACGCTGTCGATCTTGCGGCGCAGCGTTCGTTCCGAGCAGGAGAAGCGTTTCGATAGCCGCCAATATTCGCAGCCGGTGGCCCAGGCCATGACGATCCTAACGGCATGGGCGCCTTGCGCGATCGAGCGCTCGTACCAGGAAAGCCAGCTCAACACTTGCAGATAAACCGAGCAGTCGAATGGCGTTGGAAAGAACCGCAGCCGAGCCGGTGTCCAGCCGTAGGCCTCGGCGGCGTCGCGCACGACGGAAATGTTCGGCGTGACGTAGCGCAGATAGCGCTGATCGGGATCGGGCAGGGCGGCCAGGGTCAGGATCGCACGGCGCAGCGCTTCGCGGGTCACGACGGCGAGATCGTTCATGCGAGCTTCCTATTCTGCGGCCACAACTCTCGCGAATAACGGCGCATCGTCAATGATGCGGTATTCAGCCATTGTCGCATATTCGGGATTGAGTTCGATCAGCATGGCGTTGCGGCCGAGCCTGTCGGCGACAAGCCCGGTCGTGCCAGCGCCACCGAATGGATCGAGGACAGTGCATGGCACGCTATCGGCGTTGCAGGAACAGGACGGCGACCAGCCTACCGTTGTGACGCTCGCCTCCGTACGTCGCGCCAAACCAAAAGCTACATTGCTGCTGCCGCTCGCACGTAAATCAGTTTCTAGGTCGCCGAACTTACTGGACAAATTTGGCCGCGTGTCACGCCGCGCTATTTCGGTCTCCCTTGTCCACGGCGCACCGCACTTTGCGCAGCATCCTTTCTCGCTCGTTCCGGCCTTGATGCATGGTTCGATCAGCGCGGGCGGGAAAGTGGCGAAGTGAGCTTCCGAGAATGGCGCAGTGGCGACCTCCCAAACGCTACGCTTGTTGCGGGTCAGCGGTGTAAACCAGGGTGGCGCGCCAGGACGTTCATTGCCACTGCCTTCTTTGCCATCCACATTGCGCGCCGCCTTTTTGGCATTATTGAATCTCGCACTTTTGCCGACAAAATCGGCCGTTTCGGCAATCGCATCGGCGTCGTAATAATACCGCTCGCTCTTGCTCAGCAGGAAAATATACTCATGCGCCTTGGTGCAGCGGTCGGTGACGCTTTCCGGCATGGGATTGGGCTTCGACCAGATGATATCCTGGCGCAGATACCAGCCGTCGGCTTGCAATGCGAAAGCAACGCGCCAGGGAATGCCGCATAGGTCTTTTGGTTTTAGTCCTATTGGAATTTCTTTTATCGGCTGTCCCCCAACGGCGACGCGACCCTTCCCGCCATAGCCGATTTTTGACGCCGAGAAATCTTGCCCATTGTTGCCAGTATTCGCATAAGAATCCCCCAAATTCAGCCATAGCGTTCCGTCGCTGCGCAGCACGCGGCGCACCTCGCGGAATACCTCGACCATTGTATCGAGATACGCGCCGAGCGATGTTTCCATGCCGAGCTGGCCGTCGACTCCATAGTCACGCAATCCCCAATATGGCGGGCTGGTCACGACGCAATGCACGGACTCGTCCGGCAAGGTCGGCAATATCGCCCGGCAATCGCCTTTGAGCATCGTGATGGTCACGCCCATCCCTTTGCTTTGACGGTCGCCTCGAGTTCCGAACTTATGCCGTTGCTTTTTCCCTTTTCGGCTGCCTCTTCTAGTCTTTCTTTCTTATGTGAGTGTGAAGGCATTGCCACGGCATAACCT